CAATAGCAGAGTTAAAGAGTTACAGACATAAAATACTGCCTTGTACAAAGGGTAAAGATTCAATTGTATATGGTATCAACTTAATAAACCAAAACAAAATATTTGTAACAAGCAGAAGTAAAAATCTTATTAAAGAATTACAAAGCTATACTTGGATGAAAGACAGAGAAGGTAACACTATTAATAAACCAATTGATGCTTTTAACCATTGTATAGATGCAGCACGTTATGCAATATCATCTCAGTTAAAGAATCCAAATGCTGGTAAATACTTTATACGATAGATGGATAATTTACAGATGATTGCAATTGTAGAGTGCTTTATACACCATAGAACTGGAAAGCAAGTAAGGATTGCAAAGCCAACAAAACCTCAACATTATTTACTACTTACAAAAGCCTATGAAAATTGTAAGGGTTTTTTTATAAAACATTAACAAAAAAGTATTATATAATTATGAATATAGAGATAAATGTACCAACGTCATTAAATGAGATTACTTTAGGACAATATCAGAAGTTCTTAAAAGTAGCACAAGAGAATCAAGAAGGTAGCTTTTTAAATGCAAAGATGATAGAAATCTTTTGTGGTATTCCTTTATCTGATAGTTATAAATTAAAGATGTCAAGTGTTGAAGCAATAGTAGATATATTAACAGAGATGTTAAATGAAACACCAACACACATAGATAAGTTTACATTAAATGGTACTCAATATGGATTTATACCAGACTTAGACGAAATGTCTTTAGGAGAGTATGTAGACTTGGATGGTAATGCATCTGATTGGCAGAAAATGCATATTGCAATGAATGTATTATACAGACCAATTGTAACAAGTAAAGCTGGTAAATATAACATAGAAGAATACACTGCTGATGATTCAGAGAAGATGAAATCTATGCCATTGGGTGCAGCAATAGGTAGTCTTTTTTTTTTCTACAATTTAGGGATAGAGTTATCGAAGCATACGATTCTTTATTCCAGCAATCAAGAACAGATGGAGATTATTCAAGAGCAGCTAATTTCTCAGCAAAGTGGGGATGGTACTCATCAATTTTTAGTCTCGCTGGAGGAGATGTTAGAAAGCTTGAAGATATCACTAAATTAAATATACATCAATGTTTTACCTTTTTATCATTCACAAAAGAAAAAGCAGAGATTGAAGCACAACAAATAAAAAGTAAATTTTAGATGAAAGGATTTTATCAAGTAACGGAAACAATAAAGAATCAATTGCTATCAGATGTAAATGTAAATACAGTTACTACTGGAGACATTACAAAGATTGATTTAAGCAAACAAACTATATTTCCTTTATCACACATCATAGTAAATAATGTAAATAACGAAGATAATGTATTACGTTTTAACCTATCTATTTTGTCTATGGATATTGTTGATGTTTCGAAAGAAGCAGTAGTTGATATTTTTAGAGGTAACGATAACGAACAAGATATACTTAACACACAATTAGCAGTACTTAACAAACTATCACAAGTATTAAGAGGTGGTACATTACACCAAGACTTATACCAATTAGATGGCAATCCTAGCTTAGAACCTTTCTATGATAGGTTTGAAAATGAGATGGCTGGTTGGGCAATGACATTTGACGTACTTGTAAATAACGATATTAATATATGTTAAAGAACGTACAACAAGAGCTGAATAGATTTGCTAAGTATGTTATTCAACAATCAAGAACGAATCTAACAAAAGGTAAGACTCCTTATGGCTCAAAGAACGATACTAAAAAACTTTACAATAGTTTAGACTATGATGTAAATGTAAGTCCAAATAGTTTCTCTTTAAGTTTCTTGATGGAGGATTATGGTATATTTCAAGATAAAGGTGTAAAAGGTAAAAACCCAAGTAAAGTATCTCCTAACGCAAAAATAAAAGGGCAACAAGCACCTAATAGTCCATATCGTTTTGGTAGTGGCTCATCTTCTGGAAAATGGGGTGATTTTGTTGGTGGAATAGAGAAGTGGGCAAAGAGAAAAAATATTAGATTTAGAGATGAAAAGGGAAGGTTTAAAAAAGGCAATTATAAGTCTTTAGCTTATGTTATAGCAAATAATATTTATAATAGAGGTATTAAACCAAGTTTGTTTTTTACAAAGCCATTTGAGAAAGCATTTAAGAATTTAGACAAAGACATAATAAAAGCATATCAATTAGATGTTGAAGAACTACTAAAATTTACAACGAATGGGAATAATTAACACAAGAAGTCCATATTTTTTATCTGTATCAGATTCTGATTTAGCTTATGCTACATTAGGTATTGAGATATACACTGGAGATAGAGATGCAGATTATACTGGGAATAATCAATATTCACTTAGAAAAAACATAATACTAAACACAACTAAAGTATCTTTTGAAATATCTGAACTTATCAGAGATTATTTAGATATGGAGTTTGATGGTGGATATTCTGCAAGTGACCAAGATTATACTTGTAAGTGGGTTAGAATGACATTAACTGCTTTTGATGGTAATTCAATACAATTATCACAATCAATAACAACTAGTTTAGCAATTGATGGTTATTCTTATTTTGAAGAAGGGTTAATAAATAGTGTTAGTAAAAACACATTAATAAGCAATAGAGATGTTTTTGCTTTAGATGATAATATTTATAGAATACCTCTTTATACTGGTACAAGTGTAAATATAACTTTTTTACTAAATGGAGAAATTGTAAATACTTATACAAATTCTGGGTCAGTAGAATCAGAAGAACAAGTAAAACACATATCAATAAATGATTTATCTGAATATGATTCGTTTATATCAAGGATTGTGAAAAACGATGGAGTATTTGAAAATAATTATTGCATATCTAAATTTAAAAATAGTTTAAGTATTGGAAAAGTAGATAAAATTCATATTGGAAATACTGATGGAACTCTTGATATTATAAATGTAAAAACTATTGATGAATGTAAATACGAACCAAAGAAAATAACATTTATTAATAAATTTGGAGTGTTGCAAGATATGTATTTCTTCAAAAAGTCAATTGAAAAAATGACTACAAAAAGAGAAAGCTATAAAGCAAATACTTTAACATCATCTAATTCTTATCAAACATACAATCATACAAAAAGAGATTTTAATATACAAGCAAACGAATCAATTTCGTTGAGTAGTGGTTTTTTAAATGAATCTTACAACGAGGTATTTAAACAATTAATGTTGTCTGAAAAAGTATGGATAACAAATAGAACAAACACACAAGAACAAGTATTGCCAATAAATATAAAGACAAGCAACATTACATATAAGACAAGTGTAAACGATAGATTAGTAGAATACACAATAGAGTTTGATAATTCTTACAATGTTTTAAATGACATAAGATAAATGCAAAAAATACAACTATACATAGAAGGTCAGAGAGTAGATTTATTTGATGATGAGAGTGTTGTACTAACACAAACAATACAGAACGTAAAAGACGTTCAAAAAGTGTTTACAGACTACTCAAAGACATTCACACTACCAGCAACAAAAGAAAATAATAAAATATTTAAACACTATTATAACAATAGTATTACAAATGGTTTTGATGGTAGAGGTAGAGTAGATGCAACGTTAGAGTTAAATCATTTAAAATTTAGAAAAGGTAAAATAAAACTAGAGGGTGTTGATTTAAGAAACAATGTACCACATACATACAAGGTTAGATTTACTGGCAACACAGTAACTTTAAAAGACTTGCTTGGAGAAGATAAACTAGGTGCTTTAAGTGATTTAAATTCAAACACTTTAGTTTACAATTCTGCTAATGTAAAAACAAAGTTAAAAGCAAATCCAGCAACAAGCGACATTATAACACCATTAATATCACATACAAATAGATTACATTACGATTCAGATTCTTCTGCTAATTTAGATGGTAACGTTTACTATGAAAGTGGTGGTGGTAGTCATTTACACGGAGTAGCTTGGGATGATTTAAAATATGCAATAAGAGTTGATACTATTATACAAGCAATAGAAACAAACTATGGTATTTCTTTTAGCAACGATTTCTTTAATAGTTCAAATACACCTTACTATAATTTGTTTATGTGGTTGCATAGAAAAAAAGGTTATGTAGAATCTCCAACTGCAACAGAAGTTGAATCTTTGGTTAATACTTGGACTACTACAAGCATAGGTCAAACTCTTTCGTTAATGTCAAACACATCTACTTTATATATTGGTGGTACTCCAAGCAGATATACTAAATTAGATTTAAAACTAAGAACAACAAGTGGTTTTTCTTATAGTGTTTCTGTACAATTAAACGGAAATGAAATTTACAATAGTGGTAGTGTAACTGGAGATTTAGATATAACAAAAGACAATATAGGTACATCACAAGGTAATTATAATGTTATTATACAATCAGCTCAAAACATTACATTCTCAGAAGTTACTTGGAATATTGGATATAGACTTTTGGTAGAATCATTTAATACTTATACATCTGCATCTTTTTCTCATACAAATGCATTTGATTTCATTATTACACAACAGATACCAGAGATAAAGTGTATTGATTTTTTAACTGGTATTTTTAAAATGTTTAATCTAACATCTTATATTGATAATGATACAGATGAGGTAATTGTAAAAACCTTAGATGACTTTTATAGTGATGGTGTTTCTTATGATATAACAGAGTTTGTTGATAGAAATAAAAGCTCTGTTAATGTTGCTTTACCATTTAAAGAAATAACATTTGAACACGGAGACACAAAAACATTTTTAGCAAGTAAACATTCACAATTATACAATAACACTTGGGGTAAAATAGAATACACAAGTGGAGAGAATTTAGATGGTAAAATATACAAGGTTAAAACACCTTTCTCTCATATGCTTTATGAAAGATTAATTGATTTAGATACTGATGCATTAACAACTGTTCAATATGGTTGGTATGTAGATGACAATCAATCTCCTTATTATGGTAAACCTTTATTGTTCTACCCTATATTACAAAACACAACAAGTATTTCTTTTTTAGATACAACAAGCAGTCATTCAGAAGTTACACAATACAATATACCTTCAAATAGTGTTGCGTTGTCATCATCAACAAGTAAGTATAATATCAACTTTAACAATGAGATAAACGAATACACTTTAGATAATACATTTACAAACACTTTATTTCAAGCATACCATAGTGATTACATTTCTGATGTGTTTGATGTAACAAACAGACTAACAAAAGTAACT